TCAACTACCGACAGTGCGTTCGGTGGTGGAGCAAAGTTTGATGTAACTTATAAAGTTAATAACATCAGAGTTAAAAATATTGTTGACGACTTGGTTGACGGCAGAGGATCAGGATATGGACTGGTATCTGTACGGATTCTTCCTGGCATCGGCGATACAACAGGGTCTGGAGCATTTGGTACAGCCAACGTGGTCGATGGAAGAGTTGAAAGTATTACTGTTACTGATCAAGGATCTGGATTTACCACCACTCCGAATGTTGTAGTTACATTACCTAGATTTAAATTATTTACATCTGGGCTAAGAACTGATTTTACTGGAAATGTAATTGACAATACCTCTGCTGCGGCTAGAACCAGAGATATTCGAGACGGTCTATACTTACGAGGTGAAGAGTCGGGAGCATTAGCACAGATCCTAGCACATCGAGGAGAACTTGATGGTCTCGATGAAGTGTTTGACGTTGATATTAAATATGGGTCATTTGTATTAGGAGAAGTTATTTCCTATGGAGATGTAACCAAGTTAACACAGATTTCAGTCAACATTGAAAGTGGTACTTACGAAGAAAATTATCCTTTACGTATTCCGCAAAACGTTGCAATTATTGGGGATGAATTCCGCCGTGTAATTGTTAAACCAAAAGTTGGAATTAGTTCAAGCCCGTGGGCATTTTTAAATTTTAAAAGAGATTTAGAAATTGACGGCAATATTGTTGCAGAACAAGAGTTTGGATGGCATTATCTAGCAGATCCGTCAAAGCCAGTGTATCCGCTAGTTAACAACAAAGGATTCTATCGATCAGCTGCTGAGTTGTTGTATTTAAATAAGTCGTTTATCCAAGAAGAAATTGTTGCATGGATTGCCCAACAGGTGCGTGTAGCAATTCCAAGTGGTACTTTTTATAATTTAGAAAATTACAGTAGTAGTTTATGGAAACGAGACGTCGGGTTAATTATTGACGCACAAGTATTTGATCTTAGATGGGGCGGGTATAATAGAACCATTTCAGCAGCATTAAAATATCAAGCTAATGGATTAATTACCAGTACTCCTTCGGGCGCTAACTTTGCTGCTATTAATTATATTGACACACTAGCTCAACAAGTTCTTGCTAATACCGAAATTCCAACAGTTTATAATATTTTTAAATCACAAGTTATTGATTTAGCATATGTATCAGAAGTTGGATCCGGTGACGTTGTTACTGATCTAAAAGATGTTGCTATCGACTTTATCAACGGCTCTGGGGCCGGGGCAGCAGTTCCAAATTTCCCCAAAGATAATAACGATCTAGACGTATTTTTATGTAACGATGCTACTATTATTCGTGCGGTGTCCTGTCAAGGACATGGTGGCTTCATGATGGTACTTGACCCAGAAGGTCAAATTCTTGCCAAGTCACCATACGGTCAAGAATGCGCTTCATTCTCAAGAAGTACAGGTCGTAGAAGATTTAGTGGAGGTATGTTTGTTGACGGATTTACTGGTAACTTACAGTTTGAAATTTATGACAAGGGTATAACAAATCCGGGAAATCTTGTTATAGGAAATTCTTACACAATTAAAACGCTTGGCAATACTGATTTTGTAGCACTGGGAGCTTCTACAAATACTGTAGGATTAGTCTTTACTGCTACCGGGGTAGATTTAGCGGGAACAACAGGCACCGCATACAATAACGGTTTCCTTAAGGTAAGAGGATTGGGAAGATTTCCAAATCTTCCAGCCAGTTTTATTGTCAATGATACTGTGTACAGGATTAACTATGTCCGCGATTTTGTGTTCAGCACAACAGGATCAACTGCTTCATTTATCTTAGACGAAACAACTCCGTGGCCTTTTCCAATATTTGAATACGACTCAGCAATTTGTTCACGAGATGTTGGATTAATTTTAGATGGTGTACGGTACGATGTTGTATTAGGGACTAACTTTAATCAAAGAAAATCTGGGTTGGTATATAGAGAAAATAATGCTCGTGTAGTTATAGACAGCCAATTGAACTATACCATTTCCGCTGTTCAGAAAGCTCACACGCTGGCCAATGCAGAAATTCCAGGTGACCAATATGCAGCAGCTCGGGGAGCCGTTGATCTTAGTAGTGCTGCAATCTCTAATATTCTTAGAAATGGGAGTATTAGTGCGGCTGCACTCACAATCACCAATCCCCCAGGACTGTCAACTAACCTTGCTAATGCTAAAACATTATTATTAGCTAACCTTGAATACATTAAAGACCAAACCATTGGGTGGATAAACACACAAGTAAGTGGCAATACTTCTCCGTTCACTACTAGCTTTGTGTATGATTCAGTAATTTATGCTCGCAATGTTCAATACACCATTGAAGCAACTGCCTACAATTTAATCTATGGCGGAAATAATGCAGTTGTAGATGCTGGATTAAAATATTATGATGGTGTGGGTAACCTTATTACATTACAAATACCTAGTGGTGAAATTGCAACAACTGCTGCTGCTATCAATTATGCAAAGTATCTAGCCAAACAAGTTATACAAAACTTAGCACCAGCTGTTTCATATAGTGCAACTACTAGAACATCAGGAACTGGTGCGTCGGCAACTGAAGCAGCCTCAATTGAAACACTAATAACCTATGTTACAAGTATTTTATCAGGTGGCGTTGGAGCAGCTCCAACTATCACATACCCAATACTTGCCGGTGGTACTTACACCTATGACAGTAATAAAGTAGCGGCAGTGACCACTATCATAGACAACAAAGCTGCTATACAAGCCGGTGTTATTGTTTATGTAGACGAAATTGCAAATAGATACGAAGTGTTGATGCCTGGTAATAGAAGTATGTTGGCCAACGACTTTACACAGATTAACGACATGGGTTACGGGATAGTAGCCAACAATGGTGGCTTGTTAGAAGCAGTGTCGGTGTTTACTTACTATTGCTACATTTCGTACTATTCTCGTAATGGCGGACAAATTCGTTCAATCGGCGGATCAAGCGCACACGGAGTTTATGCTCTAGTTTCTGAGGGAGCTGATCCATTAGAAATTCCAACTCCGGTCACGTTATACCAAGATTTAGCTACTGGTGCTGCTATTGTATCTACCGGAATATATTTGAACTCGTCCGGTGGACTAACTGTCTTTATCAACAACTACGACTTTGCTCCGTTAGACAACGGAGAGTTAGAAGTAATTCACACTGACGGAAACCTATATCGATATTCAATAACATCAGTATCAACTGCAGATTTACCTACTGGATATGCAAGATTAAATATTGCTACTACAGGTAACAGTACCTCCGCTGGATTGGCTTTTAGCATTCCTGATGGTACTAAGGTAACTGTTAGAGCATTATCACAGCTAGTATTGACTGGTGACATTGTTGATGTTGCAACTCGCCCATCAACTGCGTTGGCACTTAATGAAACTGTAAACGTTTATCGTGTATTACAATTCCAAGACTATACAGACCCTGATGGAAAACAAAACTGTACAATTAGCAACGGAAACCCCACACTAATTACAGCAACAGCACATGGTCAATTGGCAGGATATATTGTAATCTTTTCATCAACTGGTACATTACCAACTGGATTGACTGTTGGCATAAAATATTATGTGCTAGATACTGGCTTATCTGTAAACACATTTAGAGTGTCTTTAGCTAAAAACGGAAGTCCTGTTGCAACCACAACAGCCGGATCCGGCACTCAATCGTTTGTTCCAGGCGGACTAGCTAGAACATCATTGCGTGAAAACTACGACTATGTCGAACTGACTCCGTGGAGTCCTAACGAATATCGAGGCGCTACATTTACTGTTACTATTCCTATAAACATATCAACATTAATGACAGCATCAGGACCCCACGGTTTTAGTGCCGGAGATGTTGTAGCGTTTAGCACCACTGGTTCGTTACCAATTGGAGTTGCTAACACTAAAAATTATTTTGTAATTTCAAGTGGCCTAAGTTCAACTCAATTCAAAGTCTCGGCATCACCGGGTGGAGATCCAGTAGATGCTTCTGGTACTCAGACCGGTACACATACTGTTGGTAAAGTTAAAGGATTGGCAGGCGATACATCGTTTGCAATTGCAGCGTTGAGTTCTCTAGATACTGCTCGAGTTGTGGGAATGAAAGTTGTTTGGTTGGGCGAAAAATATACTGTAACTCAGTATGACAATGAATTAGTTACTAGCGAATCATACGGACGAATTTATTTTAACCGAGGATTAGTTGACAACGTATTGGTATACCAATCACCGCCAACACTAAAAGCAGGTGTTGCTAGACGTGTTAATGCTTCGTCGGGAACATTGACAATTCGTATTTCATTAACTCGTGTTACAGGACATGACTTGTTAGAAATTGGAACTGGATCCTATTCCGATACCAACTATCCAAATGAAATTTACGGTGCTGCGGTTAATCCGTTAGACGATTCTAACGAAACTCAAGAACGTGGTTCAGGAAGAACATTCTATGTGACCACTGACCAGTTTGGTAACTTCAGAGTTGGGCCGTATTTCCGTGTTGACCAAGGTACTGGTAAAGTAACATTCTCCGCAGCGATTGCGTTGAGTAATTTGGATGGTTTAGGATTTAAACGTGGTGTTCCTATTTCAGAGTTTTCGACAGACTCCGCAATGACCAACAATGCTACAGATACTGTTCCAACACAAAATGCAACTCGTACATACATCGAACGCAGATTGGGCATTAGTCATATAGGCGCTCCTATAGTTGATACACAGTTGATTCCACCATTAACGGGCGGCTTCATGAGCTTGGATGGTCAGCTGGTCATGAACGGTGACATGGATCTAGGCGATAATAGAATCATTAATATTGCAGATCCCGCACAGCCAACCGATGCAGTTAATCTTCGAAGTTTGGCATTAGAAAATCTTCAAGAATTTAACCTTGTGGAGGCAAAGGCCGCAGAACTATTGGTCTTTACCGGAGAAGGAAATAATTCTGAAAATGCTACTGTAATAGGTGATATCAATTTAAGTTTAGATAGTACTGCACATACAGTTAGCTCTCAAATTAATTCAGGTGTTATTAGCAATGCTAACATTAATGCATCAGCTGCTATTGATCATGCAAAATTAAGTCTAGATACAGCGTATGCAACTACAGCATCTACATTAGCAGTTACCGCTAGCGGCACTGGCGCTATTAATTTCTCTGCTAGTATTTCAGGAACAACATTAACTGTTCGTACTTCAGGAGCTGAAGGGTTATTGATTCAAGCAGGGTTAACAATCAGTGGTGGCGTTGTTCCAGAAAATACTTACATTATTGCAAATATTAGTGGTGTCGGCCTTAACAGTACATGGCAATTAAATAATTCTGTTTCTCAAGCCACAACAACATTAACAGCATCATTGGTAACATTGACATTTGCATCTCAATCGGTAGCACCGTTTAGTAACGGTCAAAGAATTGAAGTAACAGGGTTGAGTATAACTGGCTATAACGGAACTCGTCGTGTTGTTAATTCTACACAAACAACTGTAACGTACAGTGGTACAACTACTGGCTCAGCAACTGGTGGTGCGGTACGTGCATTACGTGGTCCTGCAACATTTGACACAACTCAATTTACAGTAACTAACGGCTATGTAACTATTAAAGATAATGGTTTATTAAAAGAGAAGTTACAAAAAATTACTGGTCAGCGTGTGTTAGGAAACTCAGGATCTAATCTAACTACAGACAACATTTCTGAAGTTACATTTGCCACTATTATTGACAACGGGCTAGGACTTAAGAAAGCATCATACAGCCCTAACTCATCTAGTCTCAATGCTAACGGGGTCTTCTTGCAAAGAAAATCTGGATTCACTGGTCTGTCAGATACTGACTATATTACCGTTGAAGCTTCAGACGGAACAGGATCAGGAGTATCGTGGACTGCTACTGATAACGGCAGATTAGTTTCTAGATCAAGTCAAGGTCAATCATCATTTAGAGAAATAACAATAGAAGGTAACAACTTAACTTCAAGTTATGGTGGACTAAGAATTAAAAATTCTACCAACGGAGATGTTGCTGAGCAGGCAGGGGCTGGTATTTTATTCTTGAATAGAACAATTACATCAACTGGTGGTTCTCATAGAGTATATGCATGGCAACCTTCAGGTGCTACAACATTCCAAGGTGGCATTTTAATTGGTGGAAAGAATGCCACAGGAACTGCTGCAGACGAAGTTACATTCTATGATAATACTACGCACCAATTTAGAAATAGGGCAGGAACTGCAGATGGAAACATTGTTGCTTCCAGTGTACAAACACTAACACTAACCGCTGGTACTCCAACTACTGTTGCAAGCATTATTGGTCGTTGGCAACTAAGTGGTGTGGGATCAAGAATGCAAGCGACATATTCCGCCGACTTGGCAGAATACTACGAAGGTGACAAAGAATATGCAGTTGGTACTGTGCTTGTATTTGGTGGCGATAAAGAAGTAACTATTGCAACTTCTAAAGAAGATCATAGAATTGCAGGAGTAGTAAGTGATACTGCTGCTTATTCAATGTATGGTGCTTGCCCAGGACATAAAAACCTAATTGCTTTGCAAGGGCGTGTGCCGGTCAGAGTGGTAGGAACCATTGCCAAAGGCGATTTATTAACCACATCATCGATTGCAGGTGTTGCAGTATCAGTGGGCGGCAACGCAAGAACTGGAACTGTGATAGGTAAAGCATTAGAAGATTATAACTCAGATCATGTAGGCACAATTCAAGTTGCCGTAGGAAGAACATAATGTCTAAAAAAAGTATAAATTCGCAACAACCTCCAATAATTTGGGACATTGTCGATCAAGCATTTAAAGATATCAACGACAATTTTACCGAACTATATCTTACCATCGGTGGCGGAGGAGGCATTGTTGATCTTACTGCATTGTCTACAGATGTTTCCCCAGGAGAGTCTAGTGCTTATGATCTAGGATCTGCAGCCAAAAGGTGGAGAAATTTATATCTAAGTGGCAGTTCATTGTACCTAGGCGATGCTCATGTAACAGCAACCGGTACTAGTGTTAATTTACCTATAGGCTCAACTATTGGTGGTGAGCTGATTCGAAATCCTGCCGAGAGCAGTTTTAGAACAATTAGAGTATCAGGACAAAATGATGTCGTAGCCAACGACTACGCTGGAGTTTTAACTCTAATCGGAAATGGTATTACTATCACTACTTCCCAAGCAGCAGATAGAATTACATTTACAAATACTGGTGTTACAGACGTTACCGCAGGAAACGCTGGAATATCAGTTAGTGGTACTACTATTAAAAATATCAGTAATAGTGGTGTACTAAAGAATATTAGTGGGGCCGGTATTACTGTTAGTGGCGACGGTACTGGCAATGTCACAATTACCAATACCGGTGTTACTCGACTACTTTCTGGTAGCGGTATTATTTTAAGCCCATTGGGCGGAACCGGAGATGTGACTGTTACTAACAGTTCACCAAACATTACACAAAACCTTTGGCGATTTATTTCCGCTGCTGGGCAAAGCACACTTGATCCAATTTCAGCAAATTCTACATTGTCCTTTGCAGTAGG